TTCCATCCAGAGAACTATCAAACACTTCGTCCATGATAAGGAGGTTTGTATTTACTGAGTTCTTGAACCTAGCAACTTCTCTCCATGTGAAGAGAAGGGCTAGGTCGATTCTCATTTTTTCACCTTCACTAAACGATGCGTAAGAAAAGTTTTCGTGAATGGGAGACTGCACCGTTTCATTGAACTCTTCATCTAGTTTGAAGTTGATGTAAAAATCCATCATCTGGAGATACTTATTAACCTGTTGGTTGATAAGTGGAAGATACTTTTTAATGATCTTGGTTTTTACACCACCATCTTTGAGAAGAGTATATGCAAAATCGTGATATTGGATTGTTTGTTTTTTCTCTCCTAATAGTTCGTAGGTTTCTCTTAAGTTTTTATTGAACTCGGCTAATTTCTCATGTTCAGAATTTCTGTTTTCAAGTTGAGTGGTAATAGTTTGAATTTCCGACTCAAGATCTCTGACTTGTCTTTGGTATCCAGAGATTTTAACATTGTTCTGAGAAATCTCATTCGTTAGTTTTGTTACCTCTTTAGAGAGTTTAAGGAATTGACGCTCTCGTTCCTCTTCTTTTTGAATCGCAGTCTCTAGTTCTTGGAACCCAGACTCTAACTCCTCCTTCTTATTATGAGCGTCCTTAATTTTATTTAAGCGAAACTCTTCTTCAATATCCTGTGTACAGGTAGGGCATACCGTATTTTCGTTAAAAAACTTATGCTCTTTGGTAACTGTAGATACTTTGTTGGATATTTTACCTTTCAAATTTCCAAGTTTCTTCAACATTGCAGAAGAACTTTCATAACTCTGCATCACCTTTTGGAAGTCATCCATCTCTTCTACCAGTTTGATATTGAGATGCATTGCATCATTCTCTTCTTCCAAAAGAGTCTGAATCTTGGATTCTTTATCTGCAATATTTTTCTGAGCCTGATTCTCTAGTTCCTCAATAAAGTTCTGTTGCATCTGAACTTTATCTTTCAAAGAACTCTTTTTCAGTTCCAGAGTTTTGACTTGATCCCGAACAGTACGAATCTTGTCTTTGATGATCATGTTCATCGCGGAGAAGATTTTGATATCAAGAAGATCTTCAATCACTTCACGACGACTACTGACAGGCAATTGCATGAAGGGAACAAAAGTCGATGAACCCAGAATCACAATCTGAGTAAAAGACTTATAATTCATCTTCAGAACATTCTGTTCTAACCACTTCTGTTGAGTTCCAACATCAGCCATCTGATCCAACACCTTTCCATTGCGATGGATCTCAAAAATATTTGGTTTCATCCCACGACGAATCATCCAGTCAGTTGACCCGACTTTGAATTCAATCTCAACCAGACAGTCCTTCTCATTCGTAGAGTTGAGAAGTTGTGGTTTATTAATCTTGCGGAAGGGTTTATTAAACAGAGAGAAAGTCAGTGCATCCAACACCGTGGACTTTCCTGCTCCGTTGCTTCCAATTACAATGGTCGTGGATTTCTCATCCAGTTGGATCTCAGTCCACTGGTTCCCCGTAGAGAGAAAGTTACGCCAACGAATTTTTTGAAAACAGATCATCTTTAGGGGGAACTATAATATCTTCAGGGGTAATTACATTATACTCATAATTGTGCATTTCGCAAGCGGCAACAGCCGCATCGTCATCAACCTCAACTACCAACATCTCAGGATAATCGTTGTCTTCTAACTGCAAAGCATATCGAGTTGCATCGTCCTCCTCTTCAAACATGAGGAGAACTTTGTCACCAGTCTTACCTTCAAGAGCGAAGGCACCATCTTCTTCGTATCCTTTTACAGTAAGAATGAACATTACTCTACTTCGCAAGCCTCTTTGTATACGTCTTGTAAAATAGAGGTGATAATTACCTTATCCAGGTCAACTTCAGCCTCTTGAATATATCTATTCAAGATAGAAATTGTGTCCTCAGACTCTTCAGCTTCAAACTCCTCACTCTCAACAAACTCAAAATTTTCTACAACCTTCAGTTCAAACAGATTGGAAGAATAGAGTTTGTCGATGTACTTCTCAAACTGTTTAGGATCAGTCTTTTTGCGAACAATGACTTTGACGATCTTCTGTTCAAACGGTGTGGTGTCCAACATCTGATGAGGGGTGTCCTCGTAATACAGAGTGTGGAACATCTTGTATGGATTATTGACAGGCGTATGCTCTAGAGTTTCCGTATCAAAAATATGAAATCCCCGAGTATCGTTGCAATCATTCCAGAACATTTCGTAGGGGTTTCCCAGATAGAACACTGTTCCATTATCGGATCGTGTATGGTAGTGACCCGAAAAGACTTTGTTGAACTTGTCAAATAGTTTGCAGTCCATACCCTCTTCCATGATGTGACCGCGATGCGCTCTAAATCCGTTGAGTTCAAGGTGCCCCATCGCGCACTTGCTACTTGAATTTTTAATCGAAAGGAAACTGCTCTCAGAATTTTCTGCATTGATCCACGGGATAAACAATACTTTCAGTTTATCTATCAGGACCTCAGTGCATTCAGAGTATACCTTTACGTTATCATATTCACGAAGAAGAAGGTCAACTGCATTGACGCGATTCGTGTTTTTGTAATATGCAGTGTGGTTCCCAACAACTGTATGAACCGTGATACCCATATCACGTAGACGATCATAGTAGTTGTTCTTTGCCCATGCAAGAGAAGAGAAGTCAACACCTTTGCGACTGTCAAAAGTATCTCCCATGTCGATTACTGTCTTGATATTCTCTTTCTCCAAAGTGGGAAAGAAAACATCGTTGTAGAATCTCAGAAAGTAATCATGAAAGAGTTTTGAGTTCTTGCGACAGCCAAAGTGTTGATCAGTAATAATGGCTGTCTTCATTGATAATACATTCTCGTTTGAACTGCGTCCTTGATGCTGTTATAATCAGAACTTGATCCTGCCATCATACCATCGTCTGAGAAGACTTCATCATAACCAGACCTTTCAAGAATCTTGGTTTTGATCTCTAGTTGTTTCTTTTCCTTTTGGATTCTCCTGAGAAACGCATAATGAATGATCTGCGTAAAGTAAGCAAAAGGATTCGAGGATTTCTCAGGATTAAAATTATTAATGTACTGAACGCAATTTTCGATTCCATCACACACCATATCATCTTTGAACATGTAGTTCACAAAGTTTGGTTTGTAGGACAAGTGTGTTGCAATCTTTAGAAAACACTCACCCAGGTAATTTGTAATACGCGGTTTAGGTTCTCCTCTCATTTCCGCAAGAGCAACTTCTTCCTTATATGCGACGATCGCAGCAAGAAACTCTTTGTTGTTTACGTAGTGTTCGGATCTCTTCCTAGTCCTTGGCATTACATTAGACATCGGTATGTTTATCATTCATAATAATATTATATCATACTTATCAGGCTTGACAAGTAGTGATTCTATGAGTAGACTAACTCTGTCAAGGGTGATGAGACAAACTAGCTTTCATTAAAAAGCTTCTCTAGAGAAGCTCTTGCATCTTTGACACTTGACACGTAACCCATTTCCTTAGTGATCTTGTTGGGTTTAGGTATCTTGATATTGTAGTAGTAAGCCATTGCAAATCTGGTATACGTGTGTGCAATGTCTTCGTCAAAGATTTCACTAATAGTGAGTACTTTGTCCATTCCCACTATATATGTGGTTTCTCTACCAGATTTGATCCAAGGTTCTATCTTGACAATGTTGACATTCATTCTTTTGGAAGAAGAACTATTCATTATTGCTGGACATTCTATAACGATTTGATCGTCTTCTAACTCAGTGACCTTTGCTACTATCTCTTCTCCTGAGACTAATTTAACAACGGCGAGGAACTCTTCTGACATATTTTTAATGGAATGTTGAGTATTTCATAATTAAAGTTCTCTTCATTGTAAATTTTTACTCTCTCCATCAGATGATTTAGAGTATAATTTTTTGAAGAATTGTATGTAATGTCATCAGCGATATCGAATAGAGTGGCTTTAACCTTATTATCCCCCTTTCTAAGGACTCGTCCTATACTCTGTAAATTTCTAACTCTGGATTTGCTTGGTGAAGCAAAGATGACGTTGTGTAATCGTTTGATATTAATACCAGTTGAGAATGTTCCGTATGATGCAATGATAATTGCGTTCTCTTCCTGTTCTGTGATGGAACGAACTAGTTCTCTATCCTCAGTATCAACACCACCGTGAACGAAGAAACACCTTCTAGTTTCTTCCTTGTACTTATTTATTAGGTCAAATAATAACGCACCATGAGCTTCGACTCGACTGTATAAGACAAGTGTGTTACCCTTTTGATCTAATGCTAGATTTTTGATAAAGTTATTTCTTTGATTGTGACCGATAAGATATTGAATTTCATCCTCATACTTTTCAAATTTTTGTGGTGGATGTTTGAGTGTAAGGATTTTGATATTCAGTTTCGACAGATATCCTTTGGTCATCAGATCATCAGTGCTGATGATTTTATACGATGGTCCGAAGAGTCCTTCCAATACCCACTTATGAGTTTGTGTTCCGTCCAGTGTTCCTGTGAAACCAAATCGATACTTACAGTCTAACAGTTTGGTCATGATACCAACCAGAGACTTGGACTTGAACAAGTGAGCTTCATCACCAATCACAACATCAAATCTTTTAAAGAAAGACTTCTCTAGTTTGTAGATCGATTGCCATGTTGTAATGACAACTGGTTGATCTGTGGTCTTCTCACGACCAGAATAGATCTTGTGACAGTATCTATCTGCATCCCAACCATAGTCTTGAAAGTCCTTATGCATTTGTTCTACCAATGATGTGGTAGGAACAACAATCAAAATATTTTTGTCTTTATTTTCAAAGTATCTCACCAGAGAGTAAATCATCAAAGATTTACCAGAGGCTGTCGGTGAGATTAGAAGTTTACGATTGTGTCTCAGTGCATCATATACGCCTTTAATTTGATATCCACGGGGTTTGTGTACAGAAATACTTTTCATGTAGTCTGCAACCCCTTCTGGCGACACTAGGGCGTTCTCTTCAATTGGTAATCCATAGAACTTATTTCCTTCAAACTCATATGTGTATCCTTGTCGATTGCAAAAAGAAATAACCTTATCAATCAGACCAACATAGAGTTCGTTCTTTCTAGAATCAAACAGTCGAATCTTTCCATCCCAATATTTATTCCGATATTGAGGCATGAACTTTGCCCCTGGAACATCGAAAGTAAAGTAATCGGATAATTCGTGATAAACGTGTGGTTCGGCTTCTATCGTGATATAGACTTCATTCTTTTTCTTGATGATCAAATGAGACATTCATATATCTTCAGTTAAAGATATTTAGTCTAGTTTATTCTGCTTTGCACCTCTTGCCATTCTATCAGCAATCGTTCTCTTCAGAGCGGCAGATCTTTGAGTTGCTGGATTTGCTCTTGCTGCTGCAGCCGCTGCTCTATCAGCAGCGGTGCCGATTGTATCTCTAATCTCTCTATCAATCTCTTTTTCTAACGCTGCTTGTCTTTCGGGTTGAGCTTCTTTTGCCTTTTGTCTCTGCTGAGCTCTCATCCTATCTCTATAACTTGCCTTAGGTTGTTTACCCGTAGGCCTCTGAACATTCTTTCCTCTAGGTTTCGTTGTATCACCTTGTCCATAATCGGCAGGTTGTGATCTGCCACCTTGTCCCTGTTTTGTTGCCTGATGAATCATTCCACCAAGACCAACCGCTGCAGCTGCACCACCAAGAATCTTAGGAACCAGTGGTGCCAATAAAGGTGCAGCCAATGGCACTGCTTCGGTTAAATCTTTTTTGAAACGATCGTAGGATTTCATTCTTGAACTTTATACTTGTATTCCAACACTATCCTATATAGGAAATCTTTCATCGCTGTGAGTCTCTGTTGTTCCAATGGACGACCTCCTGGCCATACATCAATGGCACTACAGACGGCACGATACAAAGTATGAACATCTGTGATGTCTAGTTCCAGTTCAACATATGGAACGTCCTCATCATCACCTTCCCATGATCCTTCATATTCATAATCCATTAGTTATACCCCGCTTGGAACTTGTGCCATTCGATAGAATTCTTGATTTGATAAGTGCGATTTGAAACCTGTTTGAGAATACTATCAAGATAACTAATCATCGTATCGTAATACTGAATCTTCATTGATGCTTCTGAAAGTTTTTCATCTGCGTCAAGATACTTTTGCATTGTGTCTTTGTCGCGAATCTTTTTGGGAAATGGATTTTCAACGTAGACATCGGGGTCAGCTTTCCCTGAGAAATATTCATATCGATCATGTCGAATGTTCTTCTTCAGTTGTTCAGCTTTTGCACGTAGAAGAATCAAGTTGTTCATCATCTCATGATACTTAGAATGAAGTTGAGGAACTTTCAGTGATTCTTCATGGAGATTATCAATATCGATTTTGGAATCTTCTTCCCACATCGACTGAATCATATCAAGGTTTAGAATCATCTAGGATCGCCAAGTGTCGGTTTGTTATCTAGTCTAACACCATTTTTATCAGTTATCTCATATATGGTATACTTGAAACTGACTTGTGCGGTGAAGTATGAATAGTCTCTATCACTCACATCAAATTCAAGAGTAGAGAGAGATGTCGGAAAGACATCCTTGAATTTGACAAGAATGTTTGGTTGATAATTACTGCTTAGAATTTGTAACGTTGCATCAGAGGACTCAAAGTATCTTGGGTCCGTGCGTTCAATATCATTGATAACAGAATATGGATCATCTGATTTCAACGTGTTGTATTGTTCTACGGATTCTGGATATCCAAGACCAGTAATCCACTTATAAATTTGGAGATAGTTCTCCATGTTCTCATCAATCAAGAATCTGAGGTTCAGATCATCATAAAGAACCTTATCACCAGGAACCGCAATATCCTTCAGATACGTGGCTTGTACTGCAGTTCCCATACTGATCGAGGGAATATTTGCAGATTGGCACATAAAGTCAACCTTCGGTGCCTTTGAAAGGATAAATTTGAACCCGACAGGAGACATGTAGTTCCTGTTGGATATTTGTTTCGCAAAGGGAGATTGACTCATGAGAGTTTTATTTGTATTTAGATAAAAAAAGAGGGGTCCGAAGACCCCCCTGCACTTCCTTCACACGGAGTGAAAGTATATCACATAAGGTTGGTAACGGCAACGCGACGATAGTAGCGGTTGCTGTTAACGGTAAGAGTACCATTACCCTGGGTTGTACCCTGGGAGAATGGGTTCTCAACCATGCCATAACGAGTCTTGAAGCCAATTTTTGGCTGGAAGGTGTTCTCGCCGACGGCGCGTACCATCTGCAGAGGTACGTAAGGGCAGTAGAAGAGACCAGCGTCATAAGGGGAAGCACCCTTATAACCGATGACGTAGTACTGAGTTGCAGCGCTGTTGGCAGCATATGGGTCAATGTAGACTCTATACTTACCATTGATTACACCAGCGAAGGTGTTACCAGTGTCATCAACGTTGAGGTTTGCGTTGAGAGCAGGGGTGTAGTCCAGAACAC